TAAAAGATAGACCTCAAGATTTAATAGCGGCTAGTAAAGCTAACACTTACGCACAAACAGGTACAATAAAAGATGGTATAGCATTATTAGATTTTTGGAACTCTAATTCAGAAGTGTATGGAACTAAAGATGGATATGTAATGGCAGAAGATGGTAGCATGTTTTATGAAGGAATAGACCATGAAGCAAGACTTGATACTTTAGCTTTAGGTGTTTTACCAACACTTATAGGAGATAAAGACCCTGCTTTTGTTACAGTCTTAGGTGATGATAAAGCAGAAGATGCACAAAAAAGACTTATATCTTCTAGTGACACTACTATAGCTGACATAAAAAATACTGCTACACAAGGTATAAATGCTATAAATATTATGAATAATATTTTAACTACTTATGACCCTAGGTATGGTGGTTCTCCTTTAACAGGAGGTGTACTAGATTTAGCAGTTATTATAGAAGGTGTTCAATCACAAATACAACTATTAGGTGAAGCTGTAACACAATCAGATGCTAAATCTTTTTTACAAAATGTTGCTGTAACAAATGGTTTACAAAGTAAAGCAAGAGAGGCTGTAAATACTTTTAATTACAATGGCAAAAAAGTAAATGTATTAGATGCAATGTATCAAGATGATGATTTTACTTTACAAGTAGAAGCACAAAGAAAGTTTTTTGCTACAGCATTAAATTATAGTGTATCAATGATTTTACAAGGTGGTACGGGTGGTAAAACTATATCTGATACTGACTATGCTATTATGGACAGAGCAATGTATAATGGTTTATTTACTTCTAAAGGATTAAACTTATCAGCATTAGAAGCAATTTATAAAACAGTTAGATTACCTAGTATTATAGCTCAATACAAAACAGATTTAGATAATGTTAATGCAATACAAAATATGCAAGCGGCTGTTAAGTACGAAAAATTAATTAATTATAATGGAGTACAAACTTATAAAGAATTAACTAAACAATTAAATGGTTATGCAGACGCTGAAGTTGAAATTTCATCTATAAAAGATGATTATTTTACAGGTAGTGGTTACCCGGGTAAAGCTAAAATGACTGGGCCTAGAATAGAAAAAGTTGATGGTAAATCTATTGTTTATACAGTTTATAATAATGGTACAAGGATGCCTATGCAATATTCTGATGTAGAAAAACATTTTCCTGTTCTTGTTAATAACTTAAAAGAAGAAGATTACTTATCATTTGATAATTCAATATTTGACACTTACAAAAATTTTTTTGGAGAAACACAAAATAAAGATGCAGGTAATGAAAAAATAGTAAAAGATATTTGGAAAGAAACTGAAGGAGTTAACCCGAACAAATCATTAGATGAGGATATGTAAATGGCTACTGTAGAAGAACAGACAAACGAACTACTAGAAAATCCTACTATACTTGAAGGTGACGCATTTCGTAAAAGTGCTTTTGATGGAGGTTCTCCTATTTACCCTTATGGAAAAGATGGTGAAGCTGTATATTTAAATAACCCGGATATACAAGATGAGTTTAAAGAAGATTTATTTCAAAAACATTTAGAACTTAACAAACCTAAACCCGTAGAAAAAAGTCCTTATGAAGATGCAATGGGTTTAGATGCTATCAGTGAAATATATACTAGTCAAGTAGCAGAAAAAACAAAACAAGAAACAGCTATATTTGGAGAACCAGACTATGTTAATACATTTAACAACAATCAAGTACAGGTTTTAAGAAAAAATAATATTTCCCCCGATTCAGTAAAAACATTAGTAGACAATAATTTCTTTCTTCCATTTAATATGGAGACAGGAGCTATTTCAAATGCTGACAAAACAGTTGGTTTATTTACTATGTTTGATGGTTTATATGATAATTTTATAGCGTTTCCTCCTAATTTTATAACTGGTAATGCAATGAAAAATAGCCAAGCTAGATTAGATGCTATTAACATGGCTATTGCAGGTGAAGAAGATGAGTTAGGATGGAATTATGGATGGGTAAAAAATAAAAGTTTAGAAGAATTAGATATTATGCGAGGCATGGAGCAATCTATGTTAGAAGGTTTTGCTCAAGATAAATTTCCTACATCTACAGAGTGGTGGCAAAATAGAATAAGAGAACAAGGTGGTATAGAAATACCTATAACTGTTTTAGAAGAACTAAAAAAAGATGCAGGGGGTTTTGCAACTAAAACTACTGGGTATGTAGTAGACTTTGCACCTATAGCGGCAACAATTTCTACTAGCCTATACAAAAATGCTATAAAAAAATATGATGATTTTAGTAAATGGGCTACTGAATTTAAAAAAACTAAAGAATTTAAAAAAGGAATGTCCGAAGATGATTTAGTTAATGTTTACATAAAAGATAAGTACCCTGCAATGGATACAACTAACGCTACAAAATCAAGTTGGTTTACTAGATTTTTTAATAAAGGACAAATAAAAACAGGTATAGAGATTCGTAATTCAAAAGAATTTATGAAAAAATCTAAACAATTATCTGATGACATTACAGAAGCAAATAAAAAATATCAACAAGGTTTAATTGATTTTGATAAAGGTAAAATAGATAAACAAAAATTAATTAGGTTACACGATGCGGCTAGAGATTTAAAATTTAGACAATTAAGTTATGAAATAAAAGGAGTACCTAAAATATTTAAACAAGATGCGGCAATGGAGCTAGGATTTGCGGCAGGTGCTGTATCTATAGCAGAAATGTTTGGTGACAACTATGAATTTTTAGGTGGCATTATGGGTGGTATAGGAACTGGAGTAGGTGGTAATTGGGTTTTAGGAGTAGGTAGAACTGGGTATCATGGAGTTGCTTCTTTCTTAGACATATTTTCTACAGGACTTAGAAATGGTTCATTAGGTTTTGAAGCTGATGTTATGAGAATAAAACCAGAAATTTTGCGTAACACAAAAATATGGGATAAAAAATTAAAAGCATATCGTGAAATAACTTGGGCAGAATTTAATCAATTTGAAAAATTTGCGTTGATGTTAAATAATGGCGGCCCAGATGTTATGAAACACATACAAGCTAACATGGATGACTACAATGCATTAGTTGAAAAAATGGAAGGCACACTAGGTGCAGAAAATATTCATTTATTACACGAGCAGTTTGCATTAATATCTATGATGGGGCCTATGATGGCGGCTAGAGATGCGGCTAAAATTTCTAATACAACTGTAACATCTTTATTTGATATTGCTAATCCAGAATTTTTAGAAAGTTTATCTCGTCATCAATATATGTTAGGTGCTATAAATGACGTTATAGCAGAAATGTCTAATAAATCTTCTAGAGGTTTAGTAGGTACACAAGGAGGCGGTGTACAGCAAGAATTTAAAGCAATACAAAATGCTGTTTCTGATTTTGCTAATCAAAATACAATGGACACAACAAAAGAATTTGAAATGCTACTTAACGACAGTAAAAGATTTTTTGAAAGTATTGGTGATGTAAGTCATCCTATGTGGGATGATTCAGAGTTACTCTATAACAACTTAGAAAAAATGGATAACTTTTTTAAGTTTGTAGAAAATGACCCTATTCTTAGCACAATGATTAATAAGAAACAATATCAAGGTATGGTCAACGATATAACTTTTTACCGAGAAGGAGTTGATATAATAAATCAACAAATAACTAATGCAATAAAAAATGTAGAAAAATCTAGTCTACCTGATTCTAGAAATATAGAACAGATGTCTAATTGGTTGGCAAAATCTTTAGTAATGAATGAAAGATTACATTACAAACAAGCAAATGTTCCTTTTAAAGAACTATACAAAAAATATAAAGATGCTGAGATAGATGGATTTGGTTTATTTGAGAGTTTTTGGAAATTTTATGGCAAAGATGAAAACAATTTAAAATCTATAGAAGTATTTTGGAGAGGGAATAAAAATGCACCAAGAGAATTTAAAGAATTAAAAGTTGTATTTGATGAAGCGGCAGAAAGACAAATACGAAAACTTCATGTATTAGATAAAACTCCTACTTACTTAGATAGCTTATCTCCTAGTTTAAAAAAACTTGAGTATGATAAATGGTATAAAGAAAAACAATTTGCTTTAGCAGAACAACTAGGTGTTAAACCAAGTACAATAGATAGTATGACAATGTTTGAATGGCTACGTTCTAGCATAAGAGATGATGCAGGTAAAAGTTTAGAATTAACATTTAATATTCAAGAATTAAATAAATTACGAGGCGGATTTCAACGAATTGAATTTGCTTTATCTAAAAAAGGAGACCCATCAGCAGGAACTTTTGGTTCTTTGTTTGATGATTCAGAAAAACTTATAACTGATTTATCTGTAAAATATAAAGATGTGTATCCTAATTTAGAAAGTGAATTAAAAACTGCTAGAGAAACTTACAAGTATATTTATGCTAATAGATATTTAGATAAAGATTCTGACATAGGAAAAATTGGTGCTAATTGGATATCTTATTCACAACTAGGTAAAGAATTTTTACTTGGGCCATACACGCCGGGAGGAAGAACATTTAAAACACATCCAACAAAATGGATAGACTTTAATAAAGTTAAAAAAAATCCAGAGCTATTTCGTGACCAAATAGCAATGAATATTGGTGAGTATGTGCCGGGTGAAGGTTACCTTATTAATCCGGGAAGTGAAGGGTTTTTAATGTGGCAAGCTTATGCAACACGCTTAATTGACGATTCAATTGCAAAAGAAATACGGAACAATTCTGCTAAGTTTTTAAATGGAACCTATAGAATTTTAGATGGTGAAATTGTAGATAAGTCTGGTCAAGCTGTAAATACTTTTCACGATTTATATAGACTAGCTAATCAATTAACTTTTGATGTTAAAGGTGGTGGAAAAGTATCACTGTATAATGTTGATAGAATAGCTATGGATGAACAAGGGTTAATAAAAGCTTTAAATGAAAATAAAGGTTTAGAAAAACAAATTAAAAAAATACAACAAAATCTTGTAACAAAAGCTAGTACAGATGGAACTGTAATACGAAAAGCAAATCAACAGGCTGAAAGAGCTATACTAGACCAAGTATCAAAATTAAATGCAGGAATAAATGATACAACAAACTTTGTTGAATATTTTATTGGAAGTTCTACAAAATCTAGAACTGGTCTTGAGTTAAATCTATTAGGAGAAACACTTATACAACAAGGAGTATTTAAAAATACTGATGAGTTTAATAAACAAGTAGCTAATATGGTTGGTGATTACATTAACATGACATTTAGTAATAAACTAGGTGGTGTGTCAATAGTAAATGGCCAATCTAAAAAAGCTTTACATTTTGATTTTCCGGGTATGAAAGGTTTCTTAGATAAAAACGAAGCCGCTCTTCTTAATATTTTAGATAAAGAACATCTAGAATTTTTACAAGCGTCTACTGAAATGTTTTCTAGGATGCAAGGTGATATGTTTAAATTTGGTGATACTATGATAAATATGATGTATCCGGGTGGATTAACTTTGCCTGCTATATTAAGTAGAATATATGGTGTAGCTAGAGGAGTTATAGGTGTTAGATTTGTTGTATCTGAATTAACTTTACGAAGTATTTATAAAGGTAAAGGTAATTTTATAAAAGAAATGTTAAAAAACAAAGATGCCGCTAGAGTTATAAATGAAATAGCAGAAAGAGGTGCTATAGATAGTAAAATTGATAAAGATTTTAATAGAGTTTTAACTGCGGCTTACATTGAAACAGCTATTGTAGAACCAGAATCAGAAAATCTTTCTATACCAGATTGGGCACTTGGATTTAATCCTATAGGTTTACCTTTTACAGAATCTAGATTTCCGGGTGACATGCCATTAGGAACAATAGAATCTGGAATAAAAGCACCTGCTGAATTTTTAGAAAGTAGGGATGTAGACATGTCTCAACAAGAACAATTTCAAACTTTATTTCCAGAGGGTAGTGGTTCTTATACTAAACAAGAACATTCCGGGGCTTACAGTGGTAGTCCTGTTGATTCGCAGATGAACAATTTAGTTCCATGATAAAAGTTTGGTTTATGTTGGTTTTAATATCAATGCCTAATGCTCCCTCAGTTAAGTACAACGGATTTATTTATTCAAGTGAAGAAGAATGTCAAGTAGCAAGATATGAATTACACGATGCATACAACAACAAATCTACAGAGTACAAATCAGTAACAGCAATGGATTCCTACTGTGTTGAATTTGATAGTTTTCCAATAGCAGGATTAAATAAAACGGGAGTTTAGTATGGCTGACAACTGGGATAAAGAAAAAACAATGATAGCGGAACTTAAAACAGACGTTAAATACATTAGAGAAGATATAAGTATAATGCAAAAACAAATAAGAGATTTAAGCACTTCCGCTCATATGGGTATAGGAGGTCTTAAAGTGGCACTATTTATTGGTGCTTTATTAGGTGGATTATATACATTTATGAAATTTTTAAAATAGAGGAGAAACAATGAGTAAATTAAAAGATATGTGGAGTAGCTTGACTAAGCGAGGCAAAATAGTTGTTGGTGCTTTGGGAGCTATCATAGTTTTAATTGTATTTAGTTACATAGTATAGGGAGATTATTAGATGTTAGGTGGGTTGCCAGTAGAAATGATTACAATGCTAGGCTCTAGTGTCCTAGGTGGCGTTATGTCCATCTGGTCACAGAGTATCAAAGCAAAACAAGACGAGCAAAAAATGTTATTAGCTAGGGCTGATAACCAAATGAAACATATTAGTGATGCAAGAACCTATGACAATAAGGGTTTTCAATTTACTAGAAGAATTATAGCATTAACTGCTGTGTTCTTTATTATTGCTTGGCCTAAGTTAGTACCTGTATTTTTTGATACAAGTGTTTACTTAACTTGGACAGAATTTTCTAGAGGTTTTTTATTCTTAGTAGAACAAAAAGAAATGACTATGGATAAAGAGTTTTTTGGTGTTGTTATTACACCTTTAGATACTCACCTAATGTCTGCAATTATTGGATTATATTTTGGAGGTAGTCTTGTTAAAAAGTAACCTACTTCTAGCATTTTTATTAACTTTTATACTTTGTATAAGCTCATCAGCGTGGGGAGATTCTACAAATGATAATAACGCACAAACAAATTCTTCGGGCAGTAACACCCAAATTACAGGTGGGTATACATCAACAACGACAAACAATAACGATGGACAAACAAACACAACAACATCAACAACAACCAATAACAGCACTACCAATGGGTCAGATGTACCCGTCAATTCAGCTAACGCCCCATCATTTTCTGCAATGTCTCAAGATGTATGTAGCACTGGTATTAGCGGTTCCGTGTCTACTTTGGGTCTTGGTATATCTGGTGGCAAGCATGTCCGGGATTTAAATTGTGAGCGTATAAAATTAAGTAAGGTACTTTTTGATTATGGAATGAAGGTAGCGGCTGTGTCAATTTTGTGTCAAGATGAGCGAGTTTTTTCCGCAATGGCTCACGCAGGCACTCCTTGTCCTTTCGAAGGAAAGATAGGAAAAGAAGCGTTAGAACAGTGGAATAAGTATGATATTGAGAGACCAGATTATGATTCTTATGTAGCAAAACTAGACAATCGTTCTAAGATTGATGAAGAATTAGCGGAGATAGCAAGACAAGAAGAAGCAGAAAGATTAAGATTAGAACAAGAAGCTATAGCTAGAAAGATAGCAGAGGAAAAAGCTAAGTTAGAAACACTAAAGAAACAAGAAGAAATAAATAACATAATTGTTGAAACAGATTTAGAAACAAAACAGACAAGAATAATTAATGTTCACAAATGATAAAGAGTGCAACATTATGGATGATTAGGGTATATATTATATGGTCAGTTTGCGTAGATATAAGTATAATTGGAGGTCTTTTTTATTACTTCTTTGTGCGTTAACAATATCTTTTAAATCTTTTGGAGAAACTTTAACAACAGGAAACATACTAAATAACTCTACATTTGGAACAGGTAACACTACAACTACAACTGGTTGGTCAACAAGTGGTGACGAGGGTATTCATACACATGGTGCTTGGAATGGATTTCCATATCAAACAGGCATGGATGATACTGGTGGTGTATTAGCATTTGAAGGACACGAAGAAGATAATGTATATCAAGATGTAGATTTAGTTGGTGATGGCCATTTAACACAATCAGAAGTTAATCAAGGTTTTACCTCAACCATGGGAGCAGACGTATGGTTTTGGAACAATATAGAAAACACACTTACTCTTAAACAAACTGTTACAGGAGCCGATGGTTCAGTATCTACACAAGTTAGAGAAATAACTGACAGCACTACAGGTGTTGGTACATTTACAAATTATACAAATGAATACATTCAAGGTTCAAATACACAAACAGATATTACAATTAGAGCAGAGTTGTATAATGAGACAGCAGGTACAGCTTATGACAACTCTCATCGTGGGCCAGACGTAGATAATGTTCAATTAAATATTACTTACACATCCGTACCCCCTATTAATGAGGACACGCAAGAGGTTATAGATGATATTGACCAAGATATTATTGATATAGTAGAAGATATTCCAGATGATTTTAATTGGGATACAGATGATATATATTTTGAAGAAGAGTACATAGTTATAGAAGATGAATTTACATTTGATGAAATTTATTTTGAAGATATAGAAACAATTTACATAGAAGAGTTACCTCCAATAATGGAAGAGTTTGATATGGAGGGTTTTGAAGAAATACCAGAAATAGAAGAGGTATTTTTTGAAAACGATTTTACAATGGAACCTCCACCAATGATGGTAGAGGAAGTATTTACAGAAGAATTTGAAGAAGACTTTACAGATTTTTTAGAAGAGACTGGTATGGAAGAAGAGTTCATAGAGTTTCTTGAGGAAGAAGGTATAACAGCCGAAGAGTTTTTTGAAGAGATAACTGAGGAGGAGTTCAATGACGAACTTACTGAGGAATCTTTTGAAGAGTTTGAGGAACCGATGGAAGAAGTCGCAACTAACGAAGAAAGCGTACCAGAGGTTATTGAAGAAAAAGAAGAGGCAATGGAAGAGCCTAAATCTACTGAAGCAGAACCAATAGAAGAAGAAAAAGAAGTAGCAAGTAATGAATCAACCGAAGAATCAAATCCAAAAGAAGACGAACCCAGTAGCGAAAGCACTGAGGAATCTGAAGTACAGCCAGAAGATAGTGGAGAAGAAGACAGTGTACAACCGGAAGACGGAGAAAAAGTGGACACCGAAGACGGGGTTATTACAGATGTTGCAAAGGTAGAAAGTAAATTAAAAAAGAATTTAAAAGCTATAGCAAAACAAATAGCACAAGTAACAAAAGAAAACACTCAAAACTTAACAAAAGAAGATTTATTTTTTAAAGGAAATGACCTTGATGCGTATAAACAAGTAGCATTTTATACAGCAAAAGAAGTGTATGAAAATACAAATATGGGTTTATTTCTACAAATTGATTTATCTCCTTATACTGGAGATATTTATGTAGGTGCTAATTTAAACGCCTACAAAAATGATGACCCTATTGAAATTAATAGAGTTAAATTAATTAATATAACAACAGCTAAAAATAGACTATTAGCTGAATTGGAGGCACTAAGACGATGAAAATAATGGATAAACTAAGTACATACGCCGCATTATTAGGCGTTATTGGAGCAATAGGTGGGGGTTTTTACACTTGGGGCCAGTTTAATTCACGATTAGATGCAATAGAATCTACACCTCCAATTAATTTAAGCCCACTAAAAGAAAAAGATAAGGAACTTGATAAAAAAGTAGATAGTGCTTTACTATATGCTAATGAATATAAAGTAGACCTAATAGATAGGATAGCAAAAGTAGAAGAACAAATTAAACCTACAGATTTAACTTTAGTATTTAAAGAGATAGGTAAAATTAGGGAACAAATAGCTATGCTACCAGAACCTGCTAATTTAAAACCTCTTCTTGAACAACTTCAAATGTTAGAAGAATATGGTTGGGAATTAGAGGAAGATATTGAACAACTAAGTAAAGATGTAGCTATTGTTAAAAAAGAAAATGAGTTACAGAATGTACTTATAGAAGAAATAAAACTAAAAGGAAACAACCCATTATCCAACTAATTTTTTTATGAAATTTTAGCTGTAAACTAGTAAGTCATTTTTTGTATGTCTTGTAGCATAACAGTAAAGACTTCATCAGAATACTTTATCATAGATTCTATGACAGGAGTATTTTCATAAGATGGGTTCCACTTATCCATAGCCTCTGTAAATTCGTTTGCAGGGGCTATTTTTTTTTCTAGGACTATCAATCCTTCAGTAGTTAATTTTAATTCAAAACTAGCGAGAGTACTGGAGTTTTTGTGCATATATCATTTCTTGGTATCTCCCTTGTTAACATACTTCTTATTAAATTGGTAATAACTTAATTCTTTTACATCCTTTCTAAATTCAGCTACTTCTTCTTTTTCTTTTTTCCTTGTTTCTTCAAACTGCTCTTCCTCAGTAGGAAAAAATATTGCCTCATTTATTTGTATATCTTTAGGTTTTTCTATTTGTTTAGGTGGTTCATTAGCTATTCCTCTTTCTACTATCTCGAAAAAATGCTTGTGATTATGATATATTTTACCTTCATTTTCTAGAGTTATTTCCCAATCATTATCAGCAATATCATCTAATTTTCTTATCTTAACTATTTTCATTTCTTTTCCTTAAAATGTATTTCACCTGCTATAGCACCATATGCCGACATATCAATGTATGTATCTTTACTTGTAGCACCTAATTTAGTTCTAGCAATTTTTAATAAGCACATCATAATAGCTACATTTTCAGCAGTTACAGGATAACCTAAGTAAGCACTCCAAAGATTAGCTATATTTCTGTGATTTTGTGTTTTATCTCCATAATCTTTCTGGCGTTGACCACCAACTAATTTAACTGCTTCTTCTAAAAATTCCTTTGTGTTACTCATTTCTTTTTCTTTTTAAACTTTCTACCTACAAAAAATACTACTGTATTTATGCAAGTGTTTATTGTTACCATAATTAAAATCCACCATTGCCAAAATTCAACTGTCATACCTTTATTAAATCACCCATAGGAACTAAATACCCTTTTGATGTTAAATTATCACCACCCGGTAAAACTCTATAATCTTTACTAACTAATTTTTTTAATCTTGATAATGGAATATGTATAGAAAACAAATGCCTATCCCCTTTACTAACTATTTTAAATATCCATGTATCAGATTTACTAGTACGGATACCACTATCTTTACCTCTAGATTGAAATTCTACATACACATTACCTGTTTTATGTGCCATTCTATCTGTTTTTAACTCAAAATTTTCCATAGATTTCATTACAAGCTTTTCATGTTTTTTACCATATGACAAATCTTTATTAAATTTAGTTACAGAAAAATCACTTTCTCTTAATTTCTTTATGTTACTAGATTTATTTTCTGATACAATACTCAATTTAATTTTCCTATTTTGACTTTTTCTATGTTATCAGATAGCATTTCAGAAGTAATTTCTCCTTCTTTAGATTCTAACTGAACCATTTTATCCATTACAGACATTTGACCTTTTTGTACTACACCATCTAAATCCGCATCAATAATATCCATAAGACCTTTTAAAACAAAAAAAGCTGATGGTATAGGTTTTTTAGGGTCAGTGGTATCGTATGCAGTTACATCAAATGCTTGTCCATCTGCTGATGGTGTCATTATAAGATAAAACTTATTGGGTAGTAAAGACATTTTTTCTGTTTCTAATTCTATATTATCTATAACCATTCTTGAGGTATCCTTTTTTCTGCCCAGAGTATTTTATTTTTGTCACACCATGCACCATAAGTTGTTTTACTGGATTTGTTAAGTTTATTATTAGCATTTACAAATAAAAATCTAATATCAATATCTGGATTCTGTTCTCTAACAAGTAAATGTTTTTTTCTATCTGCTGAATCAAAAAATCCTTTTGTTTCTATGTATATATCTTGTTTAGTAAGGTAAAAATCGGGAGTGTAGCGTTTAATCTTGGGTTGATATTCTAAGTAAAACTTTTCGTAGTCGTATTTAACATTGTTTTTTATCAACCAATGAGCAAAACCTCTCTCAAATTCAGACCTAAAGCCTTTTCTTAGTGTCATATAAGCGTTTTCATTCTAAATTTATTTGTTAAATCAATGTTACTTACAAATACACTAGCTAACATAGGTGCGTGTTTTTCTAATTCTATTATTGCTTCGTTAATTTCTATAGTAGGTAGAATAGCTAACTTACCTTGTTTAATTCTTATATGTAATGCATTAAAATAATTATGTATTGTCCTAGTTTTTCTAGGTACATTATCTTCTCTATAATACCCGTCTTTACCTACTGTTTCTCTTGTTATAAGAGGATGACAGTTTTCTGCACTCCTCATAAACTCTCGCATTTCGCCACCGCCTTCTCTTAATTCATTTTCGGTGTATACCCAAACTGCATCTTTGTTCGTTAGTATATCATCTTTACGAAAAGGGCTTGATAACCATAGTACGTTCATATATTTTTTACCTCTGTATTTTTTAGTTTGTTATACCAAACAAAAGGTTTAGACTTAGCTTTAGATGTAACCTTCTCATGTAGTACAGCTTTAGGCCAACAATGACTTCTAAATTCACAATAACCACAAGTGCTTTCTAATGTTGTATTTCCTGTAGGTATTCTTATTCCTTTTTGTTTACCAGATTTAGGTACATAAGTTTCTTCTATATCTGTAAATAACTTTTCAAATTTAGCTTTAGAATTAAGTGTTTTAATTGTTTCGTTAGCTTGTTCTAACATGTCTTTTCTATCTTCTTGTTGGTCTTCTGGAGCTTCACATATAGCAAATTCTCCTGTAACTTTATTTACAGCTATCCAACCACCAAAAGGTGAGTTATCAGCCTCACTATACATATGCCCTTGCATGATGTAACCAAAAGAATCATTTTCTTTTATCTTATTGTAACTACCATATTCACCAAACTTACTAAGAAAACTTGCAGGACTTGCTGATTTTATATCCCAAACTTTTCCATCTATTTTAACATCGTATGTACCCTTTAATTCAATGTCTCCTATTTTCAATGATACAGGCTCTTGTAACTTTTCTATGTTTATTCCTGCACCTCTCATAACTGCTATAGCAACCGCTTCTAGCAAATCACCCATCAAAAACTTTATTATTGTGTTGTATTGAAATTCTTTTTTAATACCTTTTTTATCTAACTGTTGTTGGCACAAAGGTTTTCCTAGACCAGACATACGAATACGCCAATCCATTTGTTCATTAAATTGTTTTTCTAATGCTTTACCGCAAGATTCTTGAAACTCTTTAATAATAGCGGGGGAAAGCGGTTTAGACTTTCCCCCAACTGCGTCATAGAGAAAATTCTCTATTAGAGTAGATAACATACTGTTATTCGTCTAACTCAATAGCTAGGGAGTGGTCGCCATCTTTAGTTTGTTGTTT